GCATTCCGCTTTTCCGTGTAGTCGTGTGTATGCGCGGGCAGCTCGGCCTCTGTCAGGATGTGATCGCCCACCGTGATTGAGCCGGTTGGGGTGATCGTGCCATTCCAGCTCCCCGGCCCGTCCGTATCCCCCAGATCATAGTCTCCCCCGGCCCCGATGATGAAGTAGTCTATCAGATTCATGGTCACATGTCCGCCGTGGCTCGCGCCATCGCAGACATACCACCCGGCAGGAACATCCGCATCCGTCCCCGGCCAGGCCATGATCGCCCCAACTGGCATGACTGTGGTGATTATGTCATTCAGGTGCAGGCCATCGACCATATCCGCGTCACAGCCGGCATAAGAGACGGTGCTAAAGAATTTGGCATCGGCGGCGGTCTTGGAATAGTACCTCGTATCATGGTTATGTACGTCGATCAACGATTTGATAGAAGTCCACTGGCTCTCTAGATGGTTCATGACCTCTGCTGTGATCGGATCTGTATTAGCCCAGGCCTCATGATTCTTTGTATAGCTCATACTTCCTCCTTCATGATGAAGCACAGGGCGTGAAATGGTGGCCGCTTCTCCTGGTTTTCGGTGCCTGCAAAGCTTCCGCTGTGTGAATGCCCCTGGCCACCGCCGGTATTCTCAGTAGAGGAGCTGTCCTCCTGCACTGATCCAGTCGCCGGTTTGATTGATCCGGATGAGCCCCTGGTCTTGTCCTGGCCGAAGCTGTACCAATCCGGGATAGTGCCGTGGTCGTGCTTGGCGATCTCGCCAGCGGTCAGGGTATGACTGCCAATAGTGACAGATGAAGCGGTCACGGTGACAGTGTTATATCCGCCCACGTCGCCAGGGTCATAGTTCCCGCCTGCCATGACCAGGAACCTATCCCGAAGGTCTGGAGTGGCATTGAGCCCATTGCAGAGCACATAACCGCCGGGTATGGTCGCCACAGTGGACCGCCACATGCCGATGCACCTGCCAGGGACACCGCTATTGATGATCTGCTGAGCAGTCCACCCGTCCAAGGTGGCAGCGATCATGCCCGAGCCGGTGCCGTCCGTTGCCGATGTGAAATACTTCGCGTCCACTTGCGCTTTCGTGTAATAGCGGTCGCTGTGGCTGATCGCATCCACCGCTGCCACGGCTTCGGTATAGAGCGTTTCCAGGTTATTGAGGCCATCGACTTTGTTTTGGGTGGTCATGCCCGTTTCGGCCCAGACGGTGGGGACGTAAGCCATTTTAGAGCCTCGCGTCTGCTACCCAATGATATTGATAATATGCATTTGCTGTGAATGGATCGGATGTATCGGTCGCCGAAACTATCGCATTTTTCGCGAGCGTGCTTGTGCCAGACACCACAGTGGAGCCCACATCAGCAGCGGAAATATCAGAAATTTTATTGATAGTTCCAAGGAAACTATAGAATGTAAGCGTGGTGGCCCCCGGTTTTGGTACTGAAAATCCTCGATGCATATGCCGAACATTTCCGGTAGTGACTGCTATTCCAATGGCCAGACCGTCTGAATTTAATGCAGTTCCAGGCGCAGTTCCGTACGGATATGATGCCTCCCAGAAGCGATAGCACTTCCAGATATCTTCTACGAAAGAAAGTGGCATGTACGGCAGGCAGACCGCGCCCTGATTGAGCTGCACATCCGAAATATAGAGCAGATCATCGACTGCCGCGTCCGTATCGTCTACCCAAATGAACACTGCTAGATTAGCCATTGAAGCAGTGTCAATGGAAATATTTTCAATCGTGAATGTGGTCCACGCATCGGCCACAAGCGCTAGATTAGCGGGGGTGTTCTCTGCCGTCCAATTGGCCGCCCACGTTGGATTGGAGCCTTCGGCCCCCCACGATGCAACCACATCGCTTGTTACGGCATCCGCCGTACCGTTCCAAGAAAGGACAACGGCCCGCACATTTTCAATTACTTTCCCTGTGACCGTCCGGGCCTTGAACTGGAGGCTGGCGACCTTCCCGGCGTACTTGATCGCGTCTTTGTTCTCGATGATCTGCAGGTATCCAAACTTTTTATTCGCCGTTTCCACTTCGAACTTCGCAGAAGCGGAGCCTCCTGTTGGAATTACTGAAGACTCTGCAGAAACATCTACAATATCATTGCCATCTGAGAGCAATATCCATTGGTCGTGCAGGTAAGTATCATCGCTATTGGCAGGAGCAGTTGCACTCGTATATGTGGCGACAGATTGCTGGTTGATCTGGAAGGAGCCATTGATCAGGGCCTGCCAGTAGACGCCCCCGGGCAGGCATACGAGAGCCTGCGCCTCTGCCAGCGTCTTTTTGGCGAAGGCCCCCGACCCCGATGCCATAAGCATATCATTGACTGCCGTGGCCAGGGAGTGCTTGAGGAAAGCCGTATCCTCCAGCCCATCTAGCAGGTCTGCATTCAGGTTAGTAACTTTCGTCGTGCTTGCTATCGTGAGTGGCGCTGTGCCTGTGGCCACATCAGCCTCAAGCCTCTCTGCCCGGATCTCATGAGCGCCGGCATCCCAGTTGGCGGAGAGGGCGACAGAACCATCCGATTTTATTAGGCCTGTCATATCGGCAACCAGGGCAGGCCAGACCTGTCTCCAGACTGCCGCGCCTACTGTGACCGCTTCGGCGATGAATACCTTATGCCCGGTGGTATTGACCCAAATGGAGCCGATGGCATAGCCGTCCCCCGAGTCATCGGTGACGGCGGGGTCTACCGTGGCATCCCATTTTCCTTTAGCCAGTGAAGCATCGATTGTATCATAGTTGCTATTGATCGTCTCATAGCTCACCTGCTCACTCGATAGCGGTTTCACTATCCCGGAATTTCTTGTGCATGGCGTCCCCATAATCAGGCCTCGTAAGTATCGGTGAAATTGAACTGCAAACTCTCTAAACTGGTTTTGGTTTTCACGTAAGCATGCGTCTCCATCTCTATTCCCGTTCCTGCCGTCTGGCTGCAGCCATCCCCGCCCCAAAGGCCCACGTGAGAGATGGCTACTCCATTGGCCTCTGCTGCCAGGACCAGACATACGGTATCTATCTGAGTCGCCCCAATGGTTTGGGAGGTGACAGGCTTCCGGAAGAACTCGACTCCGGCAGAATACAGAACGCAATAGGAGAGCTTATCATCATCCGCCAGACACGGGAAGTCTACATCAGCAGGCGTTGCCGTGCCTGGATAGACTGCCAGGAATGGGTTAGGGTGGTCCGAGGAGGTCCAGACTTTCGAAAATTCTTCTAAGCCCTGTACTACATCGGCCTCTCCTAGCGATTCTGCAGATTGCCGTTTGGTCTCATCTGCCAACCGGCAGAAGATCTTCTCCCAGGAGTCCTCCACCGGCCCGTCGCATGCCTCCACCTGATAGATCAGGACCCCGTCCTCAGTTCTAACCGATATAGCCGTGATGAGTCCCTGAATGGCCGTTAGGCCGGCTGCAGTATAGGTGATCGTCTGCAGGACCCCGCAAGCCAGACCGTGGGTCAGAGTCTCATAATAGATCTTGGTGCCGATTCGGGCATAATGAAGGAGCTTTGCCCTGGCCATAGCAACGGCAGAATCCTGGCTCTGCACCACAGCGTCCTTGGCCACGTTCTCAATTTTCCCAGACCCGAAGCCCTGAGCCAGGGCTTGCCGGCTGATCTCTGCCTGCTGGGATGCCTTCGCGATGAGCTTGTAGGTGCCGATGTACGACACCGAGAGAACATCCGAAGATTCTAAGACTATGCCGGTGGTCTCCTGAGCGATGACCATATCACCCTTCGACCAATACCAGTCATAGCCGGATGTGTCCACTCCTTTGATGCCCACTGTCTGAGGCAGGCCATTCAGGGTTATGGTGGGCTCCTTTGCCGGAGGATAACCTAGAGGGAAACTTCGTACAGTTCCATCGCCAATAAAGCTTTCTGTCTGGGTACTTGTGAGGGCCTGGCCGCCTTGAACGTATTGGACATTCCGGTATTCTGGGTTGCCCGACACAACTTCTAGAGAGCCGTGCCTGATATCGGTGCCGTCCGCAATATGCCAGGCTGCTGCATATGTGCCCCTTGCGACGAAGTAGAGCTTCTTTTCTTCGGAAATGAACCAGGTGTAGCCGCAAAGCTCCGAGACTTTCTCAAGGACTTCGGTGCACATGACCCGATTGAAGGAGATGTTCTCCAGCTCTGCCCCCGGCTGAATCTCTCCTTCGGTGATGCCCTCTTCGGCCAGGACTTCCAGTACATCATAGATTATCTCCGCCCCGGTGGTCTCCTCATAGGCCCCAAGGAAGGTCCTTCTGTCTGCCAGAGCATGATAATCCACACAATCTATATGATGCACCATCCAGCCCCACGAAGGTGCGGCAGGGCTCTTCTTCTTGGCTTCGGAGATGATCCCACCGAACACTATGTTTTCATCATAGTCATAGATGATGACTTCCTGGCCGTATTCGAATGCGTATCCAGCGCCATTGTCGAGAATCTGGAAGCTTGCGGTAGATCGCTCTTCGATACGGGTGTCAATGCTCAGGGTGTCGAGGAGTGGCTGGCCTATGACCACTCCTGCAATTTCTATCGAGATGCCCCGCTCTATCAGCTCGGCCCATGTGTAGGCCCCGAGCTCTGCCCAGGTCAGGCTAGCTACGTCCCCCCAGGTCGTCATCTGATCCCCAGCCCGGCCTGCCTCATCATACCTGTGGCCCGATTCATGACAGCCTGTGCTATCTGCCGCCCATCGAGATTGATATTGATGGTCGTGTCCCCGCCCCCACCGCCTGTCTTTGCGGCCCTGCCCATCTTGGTCAGGCTGACGATCTCCTGAGTAATATCATGCGGAAGTACAAGCTCAGAACCGGCCTCCCCTATCATGGCGATCTCAGGCGATTCTACTAGCCCTCCCCTCGCCCGGAGGTTGATATAGTTGCTTATACCGCCACCTGATATGTAATTCATGGGGTTGATGATGGATGTGACGCCCTGAGGATTTGTATATTTCAGG